GACTTCTTTTTATCGCTTCAACTTTTGAAAGTTTGACCTACGACACAATTTAAGATATACTTTCAGTATGTCGCACCCTGAAGAAAAATACATAACAGCAAAAGAATCATTAAAAATATTAAATATATCAAGTGTAAGAACTTTACAAAGATATAGAGATAAACACGATATTGATATTCGAGATATGGGACAAGGCAAACCAAAATTATATTTAAAATCAGATATTGAAAAAATTGCTAAACCGAAAAAAGATATTAAAAAATATATCCCACCAAAAACAAAAAAGATAATTAAAAAAAAAGAAACTATCCAAAAAAAAAGAATAGAAAAAAATACAGAAACAAAACAGACCGCAAAAGTTGAAGCAATAAAGGCAGGATTCAATCCGTTAAACGAATTGGGTCAAGATGAATTTCAAAGGGTATATGACTTATTGCAAACCAGAGGTACTTACAAAGATGAAGATAGAAGTATAATAGTATCGTATGCTATATCTTTTCAAAACTATATATTAGCAATAAAAATAAGTAATGAAAATGACAATACAACGACTGACGATTTTGGAAACTTAAAAGTTCATCCGTACTTCACGATAGCAGATAAAAGCTTAACGCAAATGAATAAATTATCTGTAATGTTAGGAATTGGTGCAAGAAGTCGAATAGGACTAGAAATTAAAGAGAAGAAAAAAGCTAGTATGTTTGATGTGATGAATGAAAAAGAGGAATTTTAAAAGATGTATGGTATAATTACACAATGCAAGGACTCCGAATCCTTGCTATTACTTCGGAGGTAATAAAATGGAAGCTTCAAAAATATGCAATAAGTGTAAAATCAAAAAACAACTAATAGAGTTTGGAAATTCAAAGCAATATAAAGATGGAAAATCTTACTATTGCAAGGAATGTGAAAAAAAAACAAACGATGAATATAGAATTAAAAATTCAGAAAAAATAAAACTGCATAAGAAAAAAAACTATGAAAAAAACAAAGAGCAGATTATCAAAAAATCAAAAGAATATTACTATAAGAATAAAGAGGTAATAATTGAGAGAGTTAAGATATATTATTCAGCAAATAAAAGTAAAATAAAAAAGAGTGCAAAAAAATACTTCAAAGAGAATATGAAACTAATACAATGTAGGGATAGAAAAAGATATAGAAAAAATAAAAAAGTGGTATTAGAGAGAAGAAAAGAATACTATTCTAAAAATAAAGAGAAAATCACAAAGTATAAAAAAGCATATAGCCAAACAGAAAAAGGCAAAGCAATATCAAGAAACAAAACAAATAAAAGAAGAGCTAAATATAAGAATGGAGATGTTACCACGGATGAACTACTACAGCTATACGCAAGAGTAAAAAAATGCTACTGGTGCGAAAAAAAACTATCTAAAAATAAAATACACATGGATCACTATGTTCCACTTTCAAAAGGTGGGTTACATACAATTTCAAATATTGTACTATCTTGTCCTCGTTGCAACTTGTCTAAAAATGCAAAAGACCCTCATAAATTTGCACAAACACTAGGAAGATTATTGTAATGGAAATCAAAGAACCATCCCACTACTGGCAAAAGGCAAAGACCTACATTATAGAGCAGTCAAAGCACCTAGATGATAATGAACCCACCTATTACATAGATAAAGGATTAGCATATAAATACATAAAATTTGCTAGTTTGATGAAACACACAGCAGGAGAACTTGCAGGTAAAAACTTTCAGTTTATGGACTTTCAAATAAAACTAATTATAGATGTTTTTGGAACTAAACACAAAAGCGGAGAGTTTAAAGGAATAAGAAGATACCAAACTGTTCTATTGTTTATGGGAAAAAAAGGTGGAAAAAGTCAAATAGGAGCATTGCTAACAATTCTATATTTTTTTTTAGATGATGAAAAAGCAAAAGAGTGTTATTCTATGGCTAGTGACCTTGAACAAGCAAAGATATTGCACAAAGCTTTTACTACAATGATAAAGCAAGAATCCGAACTAGAAGAGCTTGTGAAAACCACAATACAACCACCAAGAGTAGCAAAATACAATGGTGCTTTTATAGATGAATATGTTGCAGTATCAAACACGGCAGATTCAAAAGATGGGCTAAATGTAAGTATGGCTCTGATAGATGAGCCTCACAGTTACACAAATAAAGGGCTTTACCAAATTATAACAGATGGAATGGCAGGGAGAAACCAGCCACTACAAATAATTATGAGTACATCAGGATACAATCTCCAAGGATTTTTTTATAAAGACATATATCAATATGCTAAAAAGATTCAACAAGGAGTAATCAAAGATGATAGTTTTTATTATGTATTGTTTGAGCCGAGTGAAGAAGATATGAAAGATGATAACTTTTGGAAAAATGAGGAAATTTGGAAGAAATCAAACCCAAACTATCCAATAAGTCCTACGGCTTCTTATATGAAAAATAAAGTTCTACAGGCAGAGCAAAGTGAAGAAAGTTTAATAGCATTTAAAACTAAACATTTAAACGTATGGTGTGATAAAGCAGATATATGGATTAAACATAAAGTTTGGACGAATAATCAAACTCCAATAAAATACAATAAAATAAAAAGCCTAAAAGGTAAAAAGTGTTACGCAGGATTAGATTTAGCATCTACTACAGATATAGCTTCACTTGTTTTATTGTTTCCAAATGATAACGGCAGATATGATGCTATTACAAAGTTTTGGATACCTAAAGATAATCTACTTGAAAGAGTAAGACGCGATAAAGTACCTTATTTAGATTGGGTTAAAGATGGATTAATTACGACAACAGATGGAAATGTAATTGACTATGATATTATTTTTAGAGATGTTATGAGATTAGCAGATTTCTTTGATATAAAAATATTTGCTTATGATAGATGGAATAGTAGTGATATTATAAGAAAATTTACAGATGAAGACTTTACGATATTAGTTCCATTTGGTCAAGGTTTTGTCTCAATGAGTCCACCAACTAAACAAATAGAAGTTTTAGCACTTCAAGGAAAATTAAATCACGGTGACAATAAAGTTATGAATTGGATGTGTTCAAATGTAGTCTTAAAAAAAGACCCTGCGGATAATGTAAAAATTGACAAAGCAAAGTCAATAGATAAAGTAGATGGAATGGTAAGTTTAGCTATGAGCCTAGGAGTGGCAATGTCAGATATGAAAGAGGAAGAAAAAATAAATATATATGAAGAAAGAGGGTTAAGAATGTTGTAATTTATGATACAATACAATAATAAAACTAAAATAAAAGAGGTATACTATGGCGAGGGTTAAGAGAAATAAGAGTAATGGGTATTTTGAAGTGTCTACGGGAGCAACTCAAATTCAAATACATAGCGGTGCAAAATCTGTAGGGGTTATTCATTCAGCATTAACCCCAGATTCTAATGTATTGCCTGATTTTGTAATAAGAAACGGTGCGATAAATTACTCATTCGGCACAATTAAATGCTTTTTGATAGCAATGTCTAGTGAAGATATAGACATCGGATATGCGGATATTTCGTAGTGTTTAAAAATAGAGCAATTCTTTTTCATTGGTTCAAAAAGATAAGACAAAAACTTGAACTAATAGACAAAGATGGGTACACAATTATAGATAATAGTGATTTTGAGATAATCACGACAGAATAGGAGAAGTAATGGCAGAAATAGTAAATGGAAAAATGAAATTAGACTCATCAGCACAGCAACTTGATGATACAGTTTTTATTGCACAAGCACTTTCGCAGATGGGATGGGGTTTATCTTTACAAAGGCAAGACTTTTGGTACAGGGTAATTGACAACAAAGTGTATCTTGATGTATGGGTAATTGATGCAAATGGAGATAAAGCCACAAACCAGCAATGGATGCACAATATAGGCGGTCAAGTATTAACGCTAGATTGTGAAAATGGGCTAGGACTATATGGTAAATATGGAGCTGGTGGAACAGGTGCAGCTAGAATAGAACTTCCGCAAGGTGTTTTAGGTTCTCCAGTTGAAAGCTATATTTATGTAGTTTACGATGAACAGTTGCAAAAGTTAGTATTAGCACTTTCTGAAAATGAACCATTTGGTGCAGTTGGTTTAGTGGCTCATGTGTCTATTGAAGATTACCAACATGTAGCAGACCATGCACCTTTAGTATTGCAAAGAACAACTCAAACACTAGAACACGGACTACAAGGGATAATCGCTTGGATACTATCTAAATCAAGAGCAGAAACATCTTATGATTATGGCGTAGATACAGAGTTTATAATCACAGCAAACGCAAGTGCTTTAGATACAATCGAGCTTAACACATCAAACGGTCAAGTAAGACAAGCGAATCCACAGTCGGTACAGCCAATATTTAGTGCTACTGATACTGTTCATGTTCATAATGTTCAAGTTGGCGGAGATATCCCAGTAAATAATACAAGAATATCAAATCTTGGTGCATTGCTTCAAGATAGTCAAAACAATGTAATAGCAGATGGACAATATGCTACTTTTATATTTTGGGGTTCAGTAAATCATGGAGGTGCTTCACATTTATGTGTAAACTTACCAGATGGCTTCTATAATAATGAAGCCGATGCAATAGCAGATGCAGATAATCTAGCTCACAGAGCATATCCTCAATATGCTTCTAAAACAGGCTTTTTAATATGTAGAGCGGTATTAAGATTTAATACAGCGAATGGTGGAACATGGAGTAATGTACTAAGTAAACCAGTAAAGAACGTAATCACAAAAAGCACATATTTGTCAAGTCCAAGTTTTCCTTATTATGTTAATAATGTAGATACTTTAGTCGATACTATTTCTATACCATCGGCTACAAGAATTAGAGTACACTTTATGTCATTTGATACAGAAGATAATTATGATTATGTATATTTAAAAAATACAAATGCTAGCCAAGTTCACACATATCATGGTAGAAACAAAGGTAAATTCACGAGCAAATGGATTGATGGCGACACTATGAAGATTTATTTTAAAAGTGATGGCTCGGTAACGCGTAAAGGTTATGAGATTGATTATTATGAGTATGAAACTACATCACAAGTTGGTGGAGAACTTAGGGATCTAAGAGGAACCCTAGGAAATAATTAGCAGAAAGAAATAAAAAAAATACCATAATTTTAAATTTTATGGTATAATTCTAATAAGTCGAATAAAATCGCAACATACAAAGAATCTGAAATTATGATTTAAAGGTACACAAATGAACATTACGAAACAGATTGTTATTTTTTATTTAATCATTTTAATATGTTTAATAATATCTTCATTTGGAATTTATATATCATTTCCATTTTACGGAATGATATATTTTTCGGTATCAGTATCATTAATCCCATTAATCGCAATTTTTCAATTTTATAAACAAGTTAAGGAAAAATAATGGATTTTTCTAAAGTTTGGAATAGTGATGAAAGTTCAGATGACTTCTTAAGAATATTTAATAATATTGGAGAAACTTCAAGCGGTGTAAGAATAACAGCAGATTCTGCATTAAGAAATTCAGTAGTATTTGCTTGTAATCGTGTACTAAGCGAATCAATATCAAGTTTACCATTAGTGCTTTATAAAGAAGATGAAAAAGGAAACAGAGCCAAAGCAAAAAAACATCCTCTTTATAAATTACTAAATAGCAATCCAAACAAAGAAAACACCACGATGCAATGGCGTGAGACCATGATTACTAATGTCAATCTAAGAGGTAACCATTTTACTCAAATTATCCGAAATAGCAGAGGAGATATTCTTTCGCTTTGGGGTTTAGATACTGCTAGAATGACAGCTAAAAGGCTTGAAAAAACAGGCGAAATAATCTTTATTTACAATACTGGAAGTAAAGAAGTAGCATTTAAATTTGATGATATTTTGAACGTAGCTGGATTATCACTTGATGGGATAAGCGGAATTAGTCCTATTGCATACAATAGAGAATCGTTAGGTGTGTCAGTAGCATTAGAAGCTCACGCAGGTTCATTTTTCAAAAATAGTGCGAGTCCATCTGGTATTTTTGCAATAGAGGGCGAATTGTCAGATGAAGCTTTTAAAAGAATGAAAAAAGACTTTGATGAAAGTTGGACTGGAATGAAAAACAGCAATAAGCCAATGGTGTTAGAGGGTGGAGCAAAATTCCATCCTATAACTATGACTAATGTTGATAGTCAATTCTTAGAAGCTAGAAAGTTTCAAAAACAAGATATATCAGCTATTTTCAGGGTTCCTTTACACATGATAAACGACCTTGAAAAAGCAAATTATAATAGCATAGAGCAGTTATCACTAGGTTTTGTTATTTATTCACTAACTCCGTCTTTAATAAGAATAGAGCAATGTATGCAGCGTGATTTATTGACTGAACAAGAACGAGCAGATGGCTACTACATCAAGCATAATCTATCAGCGTTATTGCGTGGAGATATGAAAACAAGAGCAGAGCTGTATGGAAAGTTTGTAGAAAAAGGAATCTTTACAATCAATGATGTACTAAAACTTGAAGATATGAATGAAGTCGATGAGGGCAACAAGAGATATATCCAAATGTCATATACAACAGTAGATAATATCAATGATGGGAAAAATTTAAAACAAGAGGTAAAAACAAATGCTTAATATTTTAACAGAATATCCGTGGGCTATTACTGAAACTGAATTACAATCAATTATTAAATTAGTTGATAAATTCGATATAACAGCAGCAAGAAAAACAGGATTTGAAACATCTCCATCAGAGAGAGTACAAATAATAGGAAACATTGCAGTTATTTATATCAAAGGTTCTATTTTTAGATATTCAAATATATTTACAGATTTTTATGATCTAACAACTGTTGATAATTTAATAGAAGATGCCAAATATGTAAATAGTTCTAAAAATATAGAAGGAGTTTTGATAAATTCAGATAGTGGTGGCGGTCAAGCAAACGGAATAAGTGAAGCTGCTGGGATTTTAAAAATGATAAGTAAACCTACTAAAACATATATTGCTGGAAGTTGTGCAAGTGCCGCTTATTGGCTAGGAAGCACCTCGGATGAAATTATCATCAATAAAACAGGAATAGCTGGAAGTATTGGTGCAATGCTAGAAGTGATAGATGATACAGAACTTCTTAAAAAATGGGGTATTAAAAAAACTGTTTATAAATCAGAGGTATCTCCAAATAAAAACAGTGATGATGAATTACAAACCTTAGTAAATAGACTAGGCGAAGAGTTCGTAGCAGATGTAGCAAAAAATAGAAATATTACTTTTGAACAAGTTTTAGAAAATTACGGAAAAGGAGGATTATTTGTTGGAAAAGATGCAGTTAATGCAGGTTTAGCGGATAAGGTGGGAACTTTTGAAGAGGTATTAGCTTCTTTTGGAACGAGTAACCAAGAGTTTAATAGTGCAAAATTTAATGCACGACAAAGAGAAATCAATTTATTAGAAAAGGATATATAAATGTTAGAAAAATTAAGAAAAGCAAGGGTTGATGCTATTGCAGAAATGGGTAAGTTAAATACTTTAGCTTCAGCAGAAGACAGAGATTTTACAGCAGATGAGCAAGAAGACTATGATAAGTTAAACGCTAGTCAAGAGACTTTAAAAGCTCAAATTACAAGAATAGAAACACAAGCTGCTTTAGATATTGAAATGAATGCACCAACAGCCGCACCATTTCATGCACCAGTAGTTGCAACGCAAACAGTAACAGGCGAAATTGTAGACGATACAGAGTTTCAAAGCTTAGGCGAGTTTATGAATGCAGTTAAAGCTGGTGGACACGATCCAAGATTAAATTTTGTATCTGGTCAATCAATGGGTACAGGTTCAGAGGGTGGATATTTAATTCCTAAAAAGTTTGGCGAAATGATTACAGCGTTCACACCAGAGATGTCATTTGTGAGAGCAGGTGCGACAGTTATTCCAGCTGGAGATAATCCAGATGCGGAAATT